GTTAATCGTTGAAACAAAGTTACCTGTTATCGCGCCAGTCGTAGCGATAGTCATGGCATCAGTCGCACCGCTATTGACCACGAAGTGAATAGCGTTAGATGTTGTTGTTCCTAAAGCAAGATCGCCAGAAGTCGCAGTTACATAAGTATTGTTTGGAGCGTTAAACGCACCTGAGCCGGTAAAAGTAGAACTGTTAATACCGAAATCGCCGTAGTAAGTTGAATCGGTTGAGAGGTTGTTATTGACGATCAAGTCAGATGATGCGCCAGTACCTGAGTTGGAGTTTTGGATAATTACTTGGTTGTAAGAAGATGTTGAACTCTGGAATGTACCGAGAGCGTTAGCAGGTGCGTATGTGAGCGTTCCCACGGCGATCGCACCTTTACCTTGAAATGCTCCGGTGGCGAGAGTGCCATAGTTTGTAATGTTAGCGGTTACAATAGATGTAACGCTTGTTCCTACATAAACTTGCCCTAAAGCGAGAGAGTTAGCAGGGGTAGTTGGAACAGATGGGGATGCGGAAGGTGTGCCAGTTACAACGTTAAAAGATACATTGTTGAGAGATCCTGTGTAATAAGCATCATTAATAGTGACGCATACAAGGTCAATTCTAGGGTTAGAACTGTTAGCGGTCGCAATTGTGATGTTAGTTGTCGCATCATTGTAAGCCATGTATGTACCCATGTTGGCTTGTGTTGTTCCCACAATAGCCGCGTATCCTGAAGATACGTTTACACTCATGTTTGGTGTGCTGTTTTGCGAAATCTGAAGATCGGTTGTGTTCACGATTCCGGTGGTCTGCCAGATAGCTTTTGTTGTTAAGCGGTCATTTTCGGCAGGGTGAGAGCCGTTCTGTAACCAACTAGGTGGTGTGCGTAAAGCCATTATTCGATCTCCTTATACATACGCGTTGTACCAAGTCACAGTTGCGGCGGTTGTACCTGCTAGTGTACCCGTTCCCGTCAAATAGAACTGATTATTTCCGGGTAGCGCCCAAAACCAGTTTGAGCCACCTGAAACGAGATTTCGAGCAGAGTTCCCGTTGATAGTCACTAAACGTTGAGCCAAATCTACAACAATTACATCGCTGTTGGAATAAGTACCTTGAATTGTGATGTAGTTACCCTGCGTTGAGTTACCCACTACTGGGTTTTGTATAGGACCCGAAATTGTGACGATCGGATAGGTATTAGCCCACCCTGCGTTAGAGACTGTTGTTCCAGCCGCACCGCCACCAAAAACCAAAGGATAAACGCGGTTATACAAACGACCTAATGAGTTAGTGCCGACCAAAGAAACTGATTGCTGAGTGTTGTCGTAGAACTTAGGGTCTGGACAGAAGAACTCCCATTGGCTAGAAATGTAGCCGTAGGTAAAGTTAGGATCAACTATTGTTTTATTGGTGCGTACGCGAGCATTGAGGAATTGAAGTCCTGAAGCTGCGGATAGTTGAAATTGCAGTTGATTAGTTGAGGCGAATGCTGTGTAGTTTGTTACAGGCAATAGCGCCGCTTTCAGTAAATTGTAATTATATTGAGCCGAGTTTCCGTTGCCTGAAAGGGTGAGGATTGTGACTGTTACCTTGCGACCGCCGAGGAAGTCACGGCCTGAGAACATTCCATCGTTGAAACCTTGGTTGTCGTCTTGTACGCGGATATCCGGCAGTCCGACCAGTCCGTCTACGGCTGTAATCTGATAAGGCGATCCAGCGCCGCCAAAGGCAAACCCGTTGTAGGCCATGCCGTAGTAGTTAAGCGAGGTTATAGTCATGATGCGATTGCTCCCCTACCGCCGCCACTTACGAGAAGTGCTTGCGTTGATCCGTAAAGAATTGCGTTCACAGTTGAAGTTGAGATATCTGATGGCGATGTGGAGCCGTTGATGTTATTGGTTTGATTGACCGTAATGCTTGGCGTAGCGCTCGTTGCGGTTGGGATAGTCGTAGGCAAAGTTTGACCGCCGCTGATGTAAGGCGTTGCGATAGAGCCGCTGAGAGCCAATCCTGCCGAAGCCTGACCGCCAACTCCCAAGCTTGACATGAGCTTCGCGACCGCTTCCAGTTTGGTTTGAAGATCGTTGAGTTTGGTCATGGTGGAGTCGTGAAGATCGGTGGTTGCTTGATCGAAAGTGGTTTGAGACGCGGTTAGGGCATCTTGAAGGGTCTTGGTAGCCGTGCTGAGAGAGTCGTCTAGGGCTGTCTTTGCCGCCGCTTGCGCGTCTTGTAGTTTGGTTGTCGCGTCTGCGATTGTCTGATCGAGGGTATTTTGAGCCGCCGCGAGCGCGTCTTGTTGCGCGGTTGTCGCCTTAGCAATTGCATCGTTGTAGGTAGTTTGCGCCGCCGAGAGAGCGTCATTGAATGTGCTTTGCTGAGACGCCAGCGCCGTTTGCAGGTCTGTCCCGACTTGGTTGTATTGTGCTTGCAAGCTTGTATCAGCCAACACGCCGTTCTGATTAAGAGAACTAGCAAGATTATTGAGTCCAGTCGTAGATACAGTTTGGACTTGATCGAATAGGTTTTGGATTTGCGCTGTTGTTCCCGGCTGAGCGTTGATAAGCGCTTGCGCCATTTGATCGCCCAAAAGTGGACCCTGAGCCACGACTTGCTGGATAAATTGCTGGGAGTAACCCATACCACCAAGTTGAGCCGCATCTGCCGCCAACTTGTTCATTTGGTCTAACTGATTTTGTAAAGAGGTTACGAGTCCAGTTGCCGTTCCGTAGCCAAAGAAAGATTTGCCTAGATCGACAGTTGTTGCCTTAGAGAAGGCATCGGTGAGTTCGGATTCTGACTTCTGAACGAGCGCTAGTTGCTTATCTGCGGCATCTGTGTTGAGTTTAAGGACAGCCGCGTTGTTAGCATCGGTAGCCTTAGCAACAGCATCGTTGTAAGTGTTGAGAGCATTGAGCGAATCGGTTTGGAAAGTATTGTTTATTTTTGTGACTGTGTCTGAATAGTTTTGTTGAGCCTTTACAGACGTTGCATCGAAAGCCTCTTGTGCAGACGCCATTGCTTTGTTATACGTATCGTTAGCGGCAACAGAAGCCTTTTGAAAAGTATCCTGAGCGGCGCTATCAGATTTATTTTTCGCTTCTACAAGCTTGGTGTAACTTGTGTTGTAGTCATTAAGAGCAGTTGTCATGCTGTCGTACAGCGTATTGACTTTTTTGGAGTCGGTGTCTAGTTCTGCCGCTTGCTTCTTGGCTTCAGCCGCAGCCGCTTTTGCCGCCGCCTTAGCCGCCGAAACAGCAGACTTGGTCGTATTACCACCCGGAACATTGCCGCTAACTCCGGTATCTCCACCGGTGCTGGTATCGCCAGCGTTGGCGAGGGTTGATGCCTTTGTTCCCCCACCTAATAGATCATCGAGAGAAATCTTCTTGTTCTTTAGATCGTCAAGAGACTTGCCCATATTGACGATGCTGGTTGCAGATGAGTCGAAGAATTTGCCGGTGTCGGTTACACCTGCGTTAATGTCGTTGAGCGCATCTTTGGCACCTTTCCCGACAACAGGAAGATGCGACAACGCATCGAGCATTAGTTTGAGTGGACCCGTTACGACCTTCTCGATAGCCGTTACTACATCGCCAAGGATTTGGATGAAATCGCCAAAACCTTTAACAGCAACAGTCGCTACATCTATGACGGCATCGCGGAAAGTCTTTGAGTTGTTCCAAGCAATAACGAATCCTGCGGCTAGCGCGGCTATTGCCGTTGTGACGAGCGCGATTGGGTTTGCTTCCATAACTGCGTTGAGAGCGGCTTGAACCGCAGTCATTGCTTTGGTTGCATCTGCTCCGGCGTTCGTGGCGAAAGTGAGAGCGATTTGAGCCGCTTCCATGCCGCTAGTTGTAGCGATGTAAACGATCTGAGCCGCTTTGAACAAATCCATGCCGACTTGGAAAGTCTTAAATGCAAGGTAAGCGCCACCGAGAACGCCAATAAGAACCTCAAAAGCCGCCGCATTTTCTTTGACGAAGTCTGTAAGTGGCTTGATGTACGAGTCGTAGAGTTTGCCGATCTCTGCACCGACATCCATCACGATCGTCATAAGGTTCGACAAGACAGGCAATAGCGCGCTACCTATAGCAACCGTAGCATCGTTGAGTTTTGCCTTCATAATGTCGAGTTTGCCGGCGAAAGTATCTGCGTAGGCAGAAGCTTGTCCACCGATCTTTTGGTTCAATTCATCGAACGCTTTGGCAATAGCCTCGTTCTTAGGCAAATTGGTATCCAGCGTGATGCCGAGTTCTTTAAATGCCTTTACAGAGCCTTGTGTGCCTCTTGCGAGGGTTGTAGCGGCAGTTGCTAGAGATTCGTGCTTGTAACGAGCAAGGTCAGCAGCCATCGCCATGAGGTTGGTTGCTTCTTTGACCGAGCCGGTAGAAGTGACGAGGTTTCCGTAGGCTTGCTCAGTATCTGCCGTCTCAAAACCGAGGTTGGACATCGATTGCGAGGTCTTGTCGATCTCTGCTCGATTGTCTGCCGTGTTTTGCTTGGCGTTGTTGAGAGCCGTTGCAAGCTTCGCGATACCAGTTTGGGCATCGGTTACTGCCTTCACCATGTCGATAAGACCCTTTTGAGTCTCCATCAAACCTTGCGTGAGAAGGTTTCCACCGAATACGCCGACAGCGATGTTCTTGAAATTGGTGAGAGCGCTACCAGTAGTTTTGGTTTGGTCTTCGATCGACTTTAAGCCGTTCGTGACATTTGAGACGCCGGCGGTAACGCCACTAGAGTCAATAGTGACTTGGATATTTAGACCGGGAATCTCACCTGCCATGTTATCCCCTAATCGCTACGTTTATCGCACTTATCACATACTGCTCTGCTTTGCCTGAAAGAATTATCTCATCTCTTGCAGGAGTCATGTATGGATAGGATACGCCACTTTTCCATAGAGAGGAGCCATTTTCGAGCGCCATAGAGTAAGTAGCGCCGGAGTTCACACTAGCCACGTACATCCCGAAGCCCACCCGTGAAGCCGGAGCCGCCATGATGTTGTTGCGCAGGTTGCCGGTGACTGTGTTTGGGAATGGGCTATCTACGCGAGGTTCGCCGATTCTGTGTTTGTTTTGCGACACGTTTTCAACGGCTTGATTTTTAAGCGCAAGAGAGATGGCGTTGGTGGCTTCGTACAACCCGTAATCGAGTCGAGCCGTGAGCGCGTCTATGGCTACTT